TCATTTAGTTTTTTTGATAATAAAAATTGTATATACTTCTGGTATTCAATCATCACTAGCCATTTTGATCGGATCTATTTATTTCTAATATAGATACCACAGCTGTGACTCCAGTGCTAGTGCTAGACTCAATATTAAGTGTATCGCTTTCTTCAAGTATGATTGGTCCTTTAGCTATATTGCATATCGTAGGACCAGAGATAGATGCATAGGCTATTTGAATAGTAGAGGTATTAGTTGCATCTGTAATACTTGCTTTTACAACTTTGCTACCAGATTCGTTTGTCACTTGTATATTCTGTATGATTGCTCTCGAATTAGATGGAGAACTATATACAGTGATTACTGAAGTAGTAGTCGGTGCATAGAATGCGTTTTTATAAATATTAGCCATTTGTCGTATCGTACCATTTTATTGAACCAATAACACCATCGTTATTAGATGCACCTTTAGCACATAAAGTTAGTGTGTCAGATACACCTGCTATTGTTTGTCCAAGTTGATATTCAAAATTAAAACCATCTCCAAAGTTTTCAATAGAAACTCCTTTACCAGATAAATAAGTTCTATTTATAATTGTTCCACCTGTTATGGTTTTAGTACCATCTAAATCATACTCTACATCATCAGAATAACTTGTGTATGAAAACGCTGTTGAAGGAGTTGCGTTTTGTCTTAACTGTACTTCAAAATCAGAGTTAGATACAGCAGAAGCTATAAAGCCTTGAGGAATAATAAGTGCATAAGGTCTTCCTGATTTAATTCTAATAGTTCCTAAATTATAAAATGTACCAGCTGTTGTTAAAGTAACTCCAGCTAATGAAGCAGTTCCAACTGATTGAATAATTCCTTGAGGAGAATAACCCCCTTCAATCATACAAGAAGAACATACTTGTTGTAATACTGCTGCACCTGATATCGTTCCTGTAGTTTCTATTTCATATCTTATTGGTAAGTTTGCAGTTTGCATATAAACAGTTGATAAATTATTTGCATTTAAAAACGTATGTGCTGTAATAAATTTACCATCTATTACAAAACCAACTCTAACACTTCCCATTCCCAACCATTCATAATCCGTAAATAAAATAGTTGCTTTAGTTGGATCGAGTGTATAACCACTAGCTCCTGTACCATCTAATTTATCACCATTCCAAGCTGACTGTGCAATTGGATCATCAACACTTGAACCTGATGTATAACTTCTTCTTACAATTTGATAACCTGTTCCAGTGTCTTCAAAAAAGATTCCATTGTTTGCATCAAAACTTCCAACACGTTGTTCTAATCCAGATTCTTGTGCATTCATTACAAATGTATTAAATATAAATAATGACTTACCTGGTTGATAAGACATAACTCTTTTTGATTGTCTTATGACTTTATCGCCACTAGCTGTAGTTACATTTAAATTAACTGTAGATTTATTTGCGGTATATGAAACTGTTCCTGATCCAGTTAAAGATTCATCAAAAAGATTATTTTTTGACATTACATTTGTACTATCAAAAATAGTAAATGGATTAGAAACTCTTAATCTTCCAAATGCATCATAAGCATTTGATCCATTTCCACCGCTAATAACTGTTGGTTCAACGTTGACATTATTACAAGACATTAGCAACCAAACCTCATATTAAACCAAGTAAATCGTTCTATTTCTTGTTTAAGTTCTTCTTGAAATGAAAAATTTAATTGATTTTTTAAAGTTTCTAAAGATGCATTTATCTGACGTTGATTAATTGCATCATATTCTTCTTTAGGCTCTGGTATTTGTACAGTTATCTTAGCCATTATCTTCTACCGTCTGGTTGTGTATCAAACCTAAATAAACCTAGTCTCCAATTTTCATCAATTGCAGTATTTTCAATTTTTATTGCAGCAAGTCTTGCTCTTGCACGCGTGTCTACTTTATCAGTCGATGAATTAATTGTAAATGGTCCTAAAGGTGAGCTGGTTGCTGTATCAGCAGGATAATCTCTAAGATCTAAAGTAACTCTCGCATTACCTGTCAAATTTTTAAAATCAGGAATAAATCTTCTTATTTTCATAAAATATTCTCCTTCACCATCTACATCTAAATCAAAATCTCCTGATTTAATATATGCAGCGATTGCAGTTTTATTACCATTAATATCTACTTCGTTCACACCTGTTTCATGTTCGTAGTAAATTGTTTTTCCCTGTGATGCTGAAATACCATTAATAGTTGGGAAAGAAGGAGTTTGGTTAGGTGTAAATTTTGTAGCATAAGGTTTATCAAATACTACTTGATCTGCGTAAGAAGTTCTTGCTAATGTACCAGTAACCCAAGTTTGTTCTAAATAATTATAACACACCATTCTATTTACAAATATATTATTAGCATCTGGATAAAACCAAATAATTTCATTAAATAAACTATTATGTGATGCATAAACCTGTTGACCTGCGTTTGGATTTATTCCAGGGTTAGTTCCTGTAGTTTTAAATACAAAATCTTCTACTAAACAAGGTAGAACTTTCACTGATCCATCGTAAACAAAAAAACTACCCTCATCGGACATCCAATAAACATTTGTGTCAACAAAGACCATAGAGTTCTTGCCAATTACACCACAATTAGATCCCACTTGACGAACAGAAAATGTAAAAGGTGGACCTACAAATTGAACAATATATGCTGAAGTATCCGTTCCAATAAAAGTATAATCCTTACCTTGCACCGCACCTCGTATTTCAGTTCCGGAATCTAATTGAAAAGTTCCTGCAGTATTAACCGAAGTTGGTTGATAAACAGTTCTATCTTCTTGGTCAGAAAATCTTATAAACATTTTATCTTGAGTTATAGGAGAACCAATTGTTGTTTCAGTTCCTAAATGAAATAAATGTCTATCTCTGTCGGAGACAATAGTCATAACAGATGCTGTTGGGTTATTTGGTATACTCACTGCTCTTGTAGTCAAAGCATTTGTATCTAAGGCTATTGGATTCCAATTGAAGGAACGTCCATTATGGACAGTAGCAATTAATATTTGTCCGTAATTATCTAATGACCACATTCCAGGATCTAAAAAAGTATTAGTAGTGCTTCTAGGTGTACCCCATGTAGAAGAACCCCATAATCCAGCACCCCAACCAAAACCACCTACTTGTACTAAAGATCCTATTTGAATATAAGGTAGAACATCTAAAGTTCCATCGTTAGTTGCTCCAGTTCCAGTTTCAGCTGTAGGCATTTTTATTGTGAAAGTAGTTGCTGAAGGAACTGTTTGAACTTCAAAAAGAACATCATCAAAATCTGTAGCAGTATAATTAGTTTGACCTCCAGTAAAAGAACCTGCATTTTCAAATGTTGTAATATCGCCCGCTTCTAAATTATGTGAACTAACAGTTGTAATAGTAACAGTTGTAGACCCATTGGTGGTAGTTATATCAGCTCCAGTCTGAGATCTGTCTGGATCAATGGGTGTAATATCATAAAATTGACCTGAATAATAAATGTATAAGCACTTGTTAGTTCCAATTGCAGCATACTTACGACCATCTAAATCAGAAAAAGTAAGTTGTGATCTTGCTACACCAACTAAGGAGTCTGCGTTTAATTGTAACCAACCCCCTATTTTTTCAGCTTGACCGTATCTAAAACGAACATTATCTCCATCGACCCAAACATTTTCTGCTTGAGTGTCAGTAATTTGTTTATTAAAACCAGGTCTAAAAGGTATTTTAACTAAAGCCATAGCTCTATTTTACAATAAAAATTGTTTTGAGTATATAACCCAAGGTCATATTATAAAGGAGGCAGTGGTGGTATGTGGTGGTAGCCACTGCCTCCATCATAATATACTACCTTTTAAACCAAGAAGGTAGTCCTAGATGAAGCCTTTTATCAAACATATTTTCTTTAGCTCCAGGAGTCTTTTGATTGTTATAATGTAAGAATACTTGAACACATTCTTTACCTTTGAATTTTTCTCGCCAATGTTCTAATTCACAACCAGAATAAACTAACATGTCTCCAGGTTTCAAATCTACTTTAATACCTTTTTTACCAACAGCTCCTGAAGGCTCTAAATAAATTGGCCAATCATCACCACCTAAATTCATAGTCGTAGATATCTCACAGCTAAATCGGTCTTTATGTCTTTTAAGAATATCTCCTTTTTTATAAATTCTTGCATAAGTATAGGCAGGATATAATTTTAATCCTGTTGCCTGTTCCATGATTGGTTGGCATTTTAATAATAAAGTTTCCATTGCTATATCCGAATAACAAGAATAAGTATTTGGAATCTGTTGATCAACTCCTTCATAATAACCCAGTAAAGTTTCATATGGAGAAATATATCTCTGTGCTCTACAAGTATCATAAACTTGTTTTTGCATACTAAAATAATTTGCAACAAAAGTTGCTAAATCTTTTGAGATTGCTTGACGTATAACGGTATATTTATTTTTTTTAAAACTCATTTTATTTTTGTGGGGTCTAATTTTATATTTCCAGAAACACTTATTCTTTTTTTATCTGATAAATAAAAAGGATATACTTGATGAACTAATTTTGAAGGAAACAATATAATAGTTTTTTCGTCTTCTGGCTCTAAATGATATTTGTGTTGGCAAACTGATCCTAAAATATTTGTGTAAGTAAATTCAAAAGTGTTTGGACATGGTGAATTAGTTTCTTTGACAAATTTTAATTTTTTTTCTTTTTTATAACTTGAAGGTATTTTTACCCATACTACAAAAGAAAAAATTCCTGAGTGATTATGTGATGGATTAAATTCATACTTATTTTGTATATTAACCCAAAACCCATCTAAAGCATAAGCACAATTTTTTGTTAAAGGGTGTCCAACAATATTATTTATATCTTCTGGTGAATATTGATATATTAAAGAAAGTAAAACATTTTTTAAAAACCAGTCATCTTTATCTTTTAAAGCAAAAGAATCCGATATATTTCCAGCTAAACTAGCATTAGTTCTATCTTTTTTATTTTTTATACAAAGTTTTAATTTATTAAATGCTTCATCATTTAATTTATCTTTAATAACTCCTGTATTTAAAAATGAATTAAACATCTTTAGCCATCTCTTTTGGTACTGCTTGTATATTCCAATGTATAAATCTAAATGGCTCTACACCATGATCCACTGCATATTCATGTTCTAAATATCCAGGAAATATAATTAAGGTTCCAGGTTTGGGTTTAAAGTGTACTAACTCTGTACCATGAAATATATCATTACTTGATTTCATCTTTAATTTAGTAGCACGAGCACCTGTTCGTGGTTCATGAAATATTGGAAATGATGTTTTATCAGAACATTTTAAAAAATAAAAACCTGATACATGTTGATTCCAATGAATATGAGCTGAATGATGTCCACCACCTTTTTTAGAAAATTCTTGTACCCACATTTCAGAAAATATAGTTGTATACTGCTGCATATCAAAACCTTGCCAATCTAAAAACTCCCAAGATTTTTGACCTACATAATTTCTAAAATCTAAAAAATTATTATCCATAGTTAATGCTGTTGAATGATATGATCTTCCAAAATCCCCATGTTTTTTGATATATTCTTTTTCCCTTTTTTTAGCATCTTTGATGTATTGATTAGATGCTTGATTTAAAGATTTAACAAATTCAGGTTTTTGTTCAAACCATATTGGTGTTTTAAAATATTCTTGAATAATCATATTATTTAAATGGATATCCAAGGTTCCACATAACCAATGAATATCTTACTCCTTTCGTTACTGGTTTAACTCTATGCCATACAAATGAAGGAAATACAATAATAGAACCTTTTGGTAATATTTCTTTTGCTTGTTTTAAATGTTTAGCTTCTTCTCTCATATGAGGATCATAGTTTCTAAAATCAAATTCTAATTCACCCCCTTCATATTCGGACCCATCGGTTAACTGACAAGTCATTGAAAGCTTTCTAATCTTTCCATGTTCAGGATGATTAGAATCTTTTCTATCATAAACTTTATCCCAAGAATCACAGTGCCAATCATAATATTGATTGAGTTTATATTTTGTAAACTGACATGATTCTGATCTATCCCATTCAAAATTCCAACCTGCAGCTCTATTCGCTTGATGAATGTATGGGTGTAATTCTTTATAGATCCATGGGTCATTGAGCCATACTAAATCTGAATTTCTTTTACGTTTCATATCTTTTATTTCTTGTTTAGTAAGTTCCCTATCTCCATAACCACCAGTTCTTGCCATTGTTTCTGCTTGTGATAAACCATATTTAATAATGTCATCACATAGTTTTGGTGGTATTGCTGAAGTAAAATACCAATAATAATTAGATATATTCATAAGTTATTGTTTGAACAAAATTCAATGAATCTTTTTGATTGTTTGAAATCACATACATATTAGTTGATGGAAACATAATGAACATATTATCTTTTAATTCTATATCCCAACTTCTTCCTTTTCTTCTATTGTTATCATAAAAAATTCGCACCATACATTTATTAGTTTTAACACCATACAATAATGTATAATCAGGTGAGTTTCGAAGATCTATTGGATCAATATTTAGTAAGGGTTGTGATACTTGATTAGGTTTATAAATATCTCCAAATGTTTTTTTATTAACTAATTGAAAGCCATATTCTAAATTTATATGCTCACGTATATACGTATTCAACATATCCCAAGTTCTTGAGAATGGAAACTCTGAATTTATAAATGTCGATTGTAAAATGTCGCCTGATAATTTATCTCTATTTATTTCAAAACCTTTAGGCATTGAAACATCACCATAGTATAAAGCTTGCTCTGTTAAAACTTTCTTTTGCACACCACCACCAGATATATGTTATGCTAGACTATTTGTCAAATCCCAGGCTTGAGTTTCTTCATTCCAGTTGTAACCCCATCTGTGGGTTCCAGCTGTAGTTTGATCTTGTTGTTCTTGAGTTAAAGCAGGTGCATCACCGATTGGAGATTTCCAAGATGCAGTTGAAATATCTTTTACCCATGAAGCATGTGGTTTTTTAGGCCAGAAGATTTGATTATCTTCATCCCAAGTATAACCAATACCTGCATAGTTTCCTCTAAATGCAGTTCCACCGTTTCTATGTTGGTTACCTACTGTATTGTATGAAGTTTGAATCCACATTTGTGCAGGCCAATTATTGTTTCGTTCTAAATATTGTTGACCTACTGCTTCGTCTTCAACTCCATCAGCATTGAGCATATCTTTATTATCAAGTGTTAATACTTGAATAACTTTATTGTTAGTTCCTAGTTTTGCAAAATGTGCCATATGTTTATTATTTTACATTAGTTATTATAGTTTGTAAATATATTATATTTAAAACCTTTTTCAAGATTATACCACAAAATAGGTATAAAAGGAAAAGTTTTGTCCCCATTATAATCTAAATCTTTAATATATTTTATTGTTTCTTTCCATATATTATTACTATTAAGATGTTCATAAGTTTTTTTCTTTACATATTTCCAAAATTTACTATCAAAATTAGAGCCTCCATGATAAGCGTAACATATAAAATTTTCATATCTAATAGCCATATTATCTAAATAATTGTTTAATTCATTTTCTGATTTATTATTATGTAAGTAATCCCAAAAAGACCTGTTTATATTGTCATACATTACACCTGAAAGAGCTTCAATAGGTTCATAAAAAATAGCTCTATTTCCATTTTTTAAAATTCTATCTTTTAAAAAATTTTTAGCTCTATAGGGTTTAAATTTAAATTCATTTGTATTTTCTTTATTTACATCTTTATTTAAAAGATTACTTAAATCTTTTAAAGCGTCTTCGTCAGAAGTAATTTTATCATTGAACAGATAACCCCAACCTTGTCTTGTTTGTAGAGGTATTCCAAACATCCAACCATTTTTAGTCGCTTGATGGTAGGTAAAATTCCAATCACCTGGTTTATTTATTTGATGTGCAAAACATTTATTTAAAGGAAGAGCATTACAAACATGATAATCATCATATGATTCTGGCCAACCTCTACAATCAATTATATAATCAAATTTATTTTTTAAACTTTCTAAATTTGAAACATCTTCATGTAATTCTTTAAACCTATTTTTATAAATTTCTTTACATCTTTTAAAAACAAAATCTTTCAATTTAAAATTATTAAAATGCATTGCGTAATAAGGAGGTAAAATAGGACTTGTAAAATCTGTTTTTCTCCAGTTTTTATATAAAACATAATATTTTATTGTTGCATCTAGTTCTTTAGAATCAAATTGAATATTATATTTTATAGATTCCCAAAGCAATTTTGGTAATTGAATATTACTACTTTCACCTATTCCTAATATTTTTTTATCTGGATTATATATACAAGTTATTTCTGGTTTTATATCTCCAGTGTATTTTAAAAAATGACACACAGTCATTACACCAACAGTACCAGTTCCCACCACAGCAATTTTCATATTTTATTGATATTTATATCTGATAACTACAATTCCAGATCCACCAGCAGCACCGTTACCCATATAACCTGAACCTTGAGCTGTTCCTGCCCCACCGCCGCCACCAGTGTTTGCTGTTCCTGCAGTAGAAGGTGTTGAAGTAGGGAAGGGTCCACCACTAAATGCATTTCCTCCGCCACCAGTTCCACCTGAACCAAATTCTTGACCTGTATGAGAACCACCGCCACCACCGCCACCATAAGCAGTTGGTGATGCTGTGATTGAAGTAGTTGCACCATCTCCACCGTCAGCGGGTGTTCCACCTGCTATAGTAGTTCCAGCTTGTGTTGCTCCACCACCGCCACCACCACCATCTCCTCCACTATTAGGACCTCCATTACCACCAGCAAATCCTTGAGACGGACTTACAGGAGGTGTATTACCTGCTCCTCCAGTATTAGGGCCACCAGTACCAACTCCACCACCACCTGAACCACCAGTGCTTCCATTAGCAGCACCAGGTCCAAGACCACCACCTGCACCTCCACCAGTAGAAGTTATTGTTGAAAAAACCGAATTGTTACCATTACCTGCTGCTGTAAATGGTGAACCTGGATATGATGTAGAGCCAAAAGTTCCAGCAGCTCCACCTCCTCCAACTGTTATTGGATAAGGTGTTGCAGTTACTGTAACTGCAGTACCACCTGGATTACCATTAAGTGGACTTGCTGTATAACAATCTGAAGGTCCTTTATATTCCCTGAAACCTCCAGCTCCACCACCGCCACCACCAGAATGAGATGCTGCACCGCCACCACCGCCAGCAACGACCATATAAGAAACTATATTATTGTTAGAACATGAAGCAATTCCAGACACTGCAAAAGTACCAGGTCCTGTAAATTTATGAATTTTGTAATTACCAGATGTTGTAATAGTTCCACCTGTTGCTGTTATAAAAGATGCACCTCTAACATTAGATGTTGAGTCTATTACATTTACCCAACCTTGTGTTGAATCTACATATACAAATGTAACTGATTGACCTTGTGTAGTTAAAGTTGCATTAGCATTTGTTCCACCAATTTTATTTGACCCATTTGGAGCTACTGTTACACTATTTGTTTGCCAAGTTGCTGCATAATCAGCTAAGGCAACTACAGCTCCAGCTGAACCTGCTGGAAGTGTTACTGTTATAGCGCCTGAAGTTGTATTTACAAAATAACCATTACCACTTACAGCAGTAAACCCTGCAGTTTTAGCTGTAGTGTCCCAAGTAACCGCTCCAATATTTTGGAAAACTCCTTGATCTAACATTGTAGTTCCGCACGATACTACTCCCATTATAAATCTCCTTCTATCTTAGATAAATTAATTTTAAACTTTTCTCCAGATATATTATTTATCAAAAATACATCATTTTTACCTTCTTGTAAAGTCCAGTTGCCTTTAGTACCATCTACAATATTACCTTCAGATTTACTTTCATTTGATAAATGTAAGTCTCCAGTGTATAAGTTTCTCCATACATTTCCAGCAGCCCCTAAATCATAGGTATCATTAGCACCAGGAGTTATGTGCCCAGTTGCCGTTATTGCAGAAGAGGTAATTGTTCCTGTTGTTATATTACCTAATGTCACATTACCTAAATTACTAAAATTTGCAGTTACATCTATTATGTCTGTTCCATTACTATATACAATTTTTATGTTTTTATCTGTAGTTGCAAAAGTAGGACCTGTTCCAGAAACAGTTTTAAACTGAACTGTGAATGCTCCTGAAGTTCCGTTCACTAGTGTGTATGATTTTTCTATTGAATCTGGAATTGTTACAATTTGATTTCCTGTAATCGTTCCTGTGAATTTTATGACTTGGTTTCTAGCGTTTGATAAGGATCCATCAGTCATAACAAGAGCTGTTGTTTGTGCTCCACCTGCTATACTTACTTCTTGATATCCAGCAAAACCTTGTTGGATTAATTGTAGATTTACATTTGTTTTATCACCCCATGTACCAGCGTTTTCGCCAGTAACCATTAATTCTAATCCTAAATCAGTGTAAGTTGATGCCATATTTTTAGTCCTTTACTATTTTACCCTTTCTAAGCTGCAATATCAACCTCAGTCCAAGTTACATCGGTTCCTGTATCCACCTCTGACCAAAGAATAAATTTAACTGTACCTGTAGATGTTGTTAAACCTATGCCAGTAATTTCAGCACTTGCGTCAGTTGCTTCTGCTTGTCCTATTGCAGTAGTTAATTGTTCTCCCGAAACAGTATAAGTTGAATTATGATCTACCGTTCCAACCGCTGTGGTTAAAGGAATTCCTGATATAGAAACATTAGTATCTCCAGTAATATCCTCATTACCTATTAAAGAGGTTAATGAAATTCCAGAAACTTGTATATCAGCGTTTGCGGTTACTGTTACGGATTGAACAATACCATCATTTGTGAAAGTAGTAGAGCCGTTCGCACCATCAAAATGTAATAAAATTGGAATATTTTCATCTGCTGTGTATGCTGAAGTTGGTGGAGTGAAATCTGTACCTC